TTTTCTCTTTTTAATCAATCAGTTTTCTAAATCGCTTTAATATCTCCACAGCCCGTTCAGGGCGAAAATACCCTCATGAAAACAAAAACACGCCCCTCAACGCTGCACTGGCAACCGGCCTTGCAGCGGCCTGAAGAATACGTCTGCGGGCTGGATGATATTCACCAGGCGATACACATCATTCTGCGCACACCGCGCGGCAGTGATCCTCACAGACCGCTGTTTGGCAGCAACTTGTGGCACTACATCGATTACCCCATCGAGCGGGCAATCCCGCATGTGGTACGGGAGTCGGTGGAAGCCATCCGCCAGTGGGAACCGCGCTGTCGGTTGCTGAAGGTGACACCAGTAATCGACGGTGAACATCTGACGTTACGTGTGCAATGGCGCGCCGCTGACGGCGTTATCAACTCAACGGAGGTGTTATGGCGATAGCCGAACCCAATTTTATTGACCGCGATCCTGCGCAAATTACCAGTGAGATGATTGCGCAATATGAAGATGCCAGCGGTAAAAAACTCTATCCGGCACAGGCTGAGCGGTTGCTCATCGACCTGTTTGCCTATCGTGAAAACCTTGTACGCATCGCCATTCAGGAAGCGGCGAAACAGAACCTGGTCGCGTATTCCCGCGCGCCAATGCTGGATTATTTAGGGGAGCTGGTGGGCGTTCACCGTTTGCCTGCACAACCGGCAAAAACGACGTTGCAGTTTTCGGTCGTCAGTGCGTATACCAGCAATATCCTGATTCCCCAGGGGACGCGGGCCAGTGCCTCTGATAGCGTGATGTTCGCCACCGATGAAGATGTTCTGCTTCCGGCCAGGAGTTTGCATATCGCCGTTCCTGCCACCAGCCTCGCAGCAGGTGAACAGGGCAACGGCTGGCAGCCTGCACAAATTAGCGCACTGGTCGACAGGATTGGTCATTATGACATCAACGTAACCAACCTGACTGCGTCAACGGGCGGCTGCGGTGAAGAGAGCGATGACGCATTGCGCCAGCGTATCCAACTGGCACCAGAAAGCTTTAGTAATGCGGGCAGCTATGGCGCATACCGCTTTCATACGCTTTCTGTTAGCCAGTCGATTATTGACGTTGCAGTACTGGGGCCGGACGAGGGATTGCCAGAAGGCTGCGTGGAGATCTACCCGCTAACCCTGAATGGTCTACCCGGCACGGAGTTGCTGGCGCAGATTGAACAAGAAGTCAGCAAGGAGAAAAAACGACCGCTGACCGACAAAGTGAGTGCGAAATGCGCTCTTCGAGTGCCGTATGAGATCCGTGCGCAGCTAACGCTGTTTACCACCGCCGATCAGGAGACAACGCTGGCTGCGGCGCGTAAAGCGATTAGCCTCTGGACGCAACAGCGGCAGAAACATCTGGGGCAGGACATTGTACCAAACCAGATAATCAAAGTGTTACAGGTCGATGGCGTCTATGACGTTGCGCTGAATATGCCTACAAAACGTATTTTGCAGGCGCATGAGTGGGCGGAATGCACCGCAATAGACGTCACGATTGCCGGAGTCAGCGATGGATAAATTGCTGCCACCGCCGCCGCTTGCCAGCGATGAGCGTTTTTCGATTCTGGCAAACATCGCCGCCGAGCGTTTTGCCCAACTCGATCTGACGGCGTTGATGGTTTATCTGGTCGACCTGGTTGATGCTTCGGCATTACCAGCCCTTGCAGAACAATTTCACGTTCAGGGGCTGGAAGGTTGGTTATTTACCACCGATGAGCGGGAGAAGCGCGAGTTAATTAAGCAAGCCATTGAGCTGCATAAATATAAAGGAACGATTTGGGCGGTACGGCGGGTACTGGAAATACTTTCGCTACCAGGAACTATTTCAGAATGGTTTGAATATGGGGGAAAGGCTTACTTTTTTAAGGTTGATATTACACTAGAGGAAAAAGGATTAAATGAAGATGAATTCAATGCACTTATCACATTAATTCATGAATATAAAAATGTCCGATCAAAGCTGGAAAGCATTGTTATTTGGCTTATTAATCGAAGCCCAATACCAGTTATTGGCAGTGCCATGCAAGGAGGGGAAGTCATTACAGTATTGCCTCCTGTTGCAGAAAGCCTCAGCCAGTCATCTGGAATATTTTTAGCGACAGGTTATTGTGTGGAGGAATATATTCAACTACTACCTTATCAACCCGATCGACTAACACAATCCCAACCGATGAAGGTCGGCACAGGATACTGGAGCACCGAAATTATGTCTGTATATCCGGAGTAATAATGGCAAGTGAATTTTTTACAATATTAACTGCTGCAGGCAAAGCCAAAATTGCCTCAGCACTGGCCGAGCAAAAACAGATCCGTCTGCAAACTATGGTAGTTGGCGACGGTAATGGTAAATATATCGAACCGACAGAAAGTCAGACCAAAGTAGTCCATGAGGTCTGGCGTGGTCAGCTCAATACATTAAAAATTGCGCCAGATAATCCGGCCTGGGTTATCGCAGAAGCGATTATTCCCGAACAAGTCGGAGGCTGGTATGTACGCGAAGTTGGGTTACTGGATACCGACGGCACGCTGGTCGCTATTGGTAAATTCCCGGAAACCTATAAGCCACGATTACCTGCGGGGGCCAGTAAGCAAATCGTTATACGCGCGGTCATGGAAGTCACCAATGCAGATGCGGTGACGCTTTTGATCGACCCTTCAGTCGTTGTGGCAACCAGGGAATATGTCGATGACGCGTTGAAAACACATCAGCAATCACGAAATCATCCTGATGCGACGCTGACACAAAAAGGTTTTACGCAGCTGAGTAATGCGACTAATAGCGATGATGAAACCAAAGCGGCCACGCCAAAAGCGGTAAAAACGGCATATGACCTGGCAAATAGCAAAGCTGCCACCAGTCATAATCATGCCTGGAATCAGATTACTGGTATCCCTGATGGTACACTGACGCAGAAAGGAGTCGTTAAGCTTAACAATACAACAAATAGCACCAGTACGACGGAAGCTGCAACACCAAGTGCGGTTAAGGCAGCGATGGATAAGGCTATTGCTGCGGCACCGTCCAGCCATACCCATGCCTGGGGGCAAATAACAGGTATCCCCGACGGTACGCTGACGCAAAAAGGGGTCGTGAAACTTAATAATGCGACCAACAGCACCAGTACGACGGAAGCTGCAACGCCGAACGCTGTTAAGGCAGCGATGGATAAGGCTATTGCTGCGGAAAGCTGTCCTGTAGGGATGCCTATTCCTTGGCCATCTGATTCTATACCTTCAGGCTACGCTCTGATGACAGGTCAGACATTTAATAAAGCCTCCTATCCCAAACTGGGAATTGCATATCCATCTGGTGTTATTCCTGACATGCGCGGATGGATAATTAAAGGAAAACCATCCAGTGGGCGAGCTATATTATCTACTGAACTGGATGGAATTAAATCACATAACCATACGGGCAGTATTTCGAGTACTGATTTAGGGACAAAGGCAACATCATCTTTTGATTTTGGACACAAAACGACATCTGCCTCTGATCTTGGTTCTAAGACAACATCGTCGTTCAATCACGGAAGTAAATCGTCGACCAGCACAGGGGGCCATTCACATCAAATAACATGTAAAGGTGATGCTGATTACGGTGGCAATGCACTAACCGCTGATTCTATAGGTGACTCTCGTTATGACTACGTTAATACCGATACTGTAGGTGATCACTCTCATACTACAGCCATTGGTACCCATGCACATACTATCGCATTGGGTAGCCATACACATGAACTTTCAATTGGCACCCATTCGCATTCAATTGCCCTTGGTTCCCATAATCACTCCCTAACCATTAATAATACCGGCAACACCGAAAACACCGTCAAAAATATCGCATTCAACTATATTGTGAGGCTAGCATGAATACTTTTACCTTTTCCGATGAAGCTCAAATACTAACTGTATATAATTTTTCACAAGACTCCCAAGAATATATCGGTGAGTCTGATGCATACATTGCACCTAATACAGGCTTGCCAAATTATTGCACATTAATTTCACCTCCCGAAAAGGTTCCTGGTTTTACTCCAGTGTGGGAGAATGAAACATGGAGACTTATTGAAGATCATCGAGGCCAAACTGTTTATAACAAAGTTGATGGTAGCCAGCTTATTATTCAAGAATTGGGCCAATTACCTGAAAATGTAACAGTCATTTCCCCGACAGGTTCTTTTGAACGTTGGGATGGTGAAAAATGGCAACCATCTATAACCGATGCTAAAGAGGCGAAATACTCTGCAATCAAAAATCAACGCGATGCCATCACAACCGATTACATCATCATCAACAACCATCACTTCCACAGTGATACAAATAGCCGTATCCAACAGCTTTCACTCACAAAAATGGGAGCGGAGAAAAAAATTCCGCCAGGGTTAATGTGGAAAACTAAAAATAATGGTCTGATTGAGTTAACCAACGAAATCGCTGCCCAGTTTGAATCGGTCACCATGGATCACGATATGCGCTTGTTCGCAAACGCCCAGCACCATATCGCGGCGGTGGAAGCACTGGACGATATTCAGGCGGTGCTCGACTACGATTATTCAACAGGCTGGCAACCATGAGTAAAACCACTGTCTGGCTCGCTTGTTATAAGGGCCGAACAGAGCACCGTGGTATTGCCCGACTGGCTGACTGGCTTACCCGTAAAATCACACGTGGTCATTATTCCCACTGTGAATTAGCCATTAAGCATGGTGAAAAGAGTTACCTTTGTTACTCCGCATCACTGCGCGATCGCGGTGTACGCGGAAAAATAATGCCATTGCCAGCGGATAAGTGGGATATGCTGCCGCTCCAGGCCAGCCTTCAGGATGTGGAAACTTTTTTCCGTAAACATGATGGCAAAAAATATGACTGGCGCGGAGCATTAGGAATTATTATCGGTAATAAAGAACAGCGCGATCGCCTGTTTTGCAGTGAATTTTGTGCTGAATTTCTGCAACTGAAGGAAAGCTGGCGCTATTCTCCAAATCACTTGTACGCTTTAGTCAGCAGTTGGCAATACCAGCAATAAATCAC